CGTGCATAAGAACCTGTCCTTATCCTACTCAGCCGCCCGGTGAGTGCGTCCAGGAAGATAGCAGCTAGCGCATCTTGCCCAGCGGACTCCGACACACTCGGTGTTAAGCTAGTTTGAATCTCCCTCGCTGATCTGAGATACCGACTCGATACACGGATGTCACTACTAGTTGAGTAGAAAAGGTTAGGGCTCGGTCTGAGACTTGTCAACATTGGGTGGGGAATGTCAACGATATGGTCGCTAATCACGGGTAACTCTTTGCTAGGGACCACAAGAACACAACCGAAGGGAGAATCAACCTCTGTAGCCGAGTATATCCAGCAAGATACAGTTAGTAGCGTCAGGTAGATCTCCTGATACGAGACAGGTCTATCGATACTCCCTAGTCCTCGACTATGGTCTGACGATACAGTTATGTGAGAAGCCCATGTCGAAGTCGAGTTAAGATAGGAACCCATAGGGGAGTCAGTGGTATTGTACCTGTGGGCGTCTGTTCCCCCGATTCGTTCTTTCGTAAAGAGATCCAAGTACTCAGCATCGTACTCACACCGGGACTGAGCAAACATCGAAAGATAGTTGTAGAAGTTGGACCCAGGTATTGACAACAATTTTCTTATCTGGAGAATCTTCTGTGCGTCCCTTTGAGGAGGAGACGAGTCAACCGGCCGGACCCATTTAGATACTGATTTCTCGCTTGTTGTGCTACCTATGTAAGGTCGGATCTCTCCCCTTGAAGAAGATGCTTCCTTGCTGTTGCCGTTGAGACATAAAGCAGCGACTATAGGAGTTTCTCGACTCTCATGTTCTAATAGCCACTTGCTATCTTGAGGGACTAGTGCTATGATCCCTAAATCTAACGGATGTATGTTTGTGACACCTTCCATATCCCCTTGACCCCACCTAGATCTCAATTTCACTGACAGTTTATACATATCCAGATCCTGATCATAAGAGCGAGATATGCATCTCCTGCGATACACTAAGGAAAGGAGCCAGTATGTCTTTCGCAGGTACTCCTTGTCGTATGCTAGACATAAGGATGTCAGGTCCTCTTCCTCTGCGGACCGAGCTATCTTGTACAGGGTAGATGTATTTGTGAAACGCTTGCTTAAAGTGTCACACGTTCCAAAGATGGAACACTTGTAGACATCATGCATTACCTTGGGGTATAAGGGCCGGGCCGCAAGCAGATCAAGTATGAACTTATCTCGGTTTCGATCGTTGTGGACCAGTAGAGACTTAATGTCTTTATTTTTTGTGATCTTCAGCAAGGTGCCTCGCATCCTAGAAGCCATCATGGACGAAGGAGGGGATTGTCGAGCAATAGGAATTGAGAAGGGATCTAGAATGAGACCTTCATGATTTACCTTATCTGCCGGATCGAGGACCAAGCCGTCTTCCAACAGCTCTATGTAAATGGCTACCTCCTTAATGCTACGAAACATGTGGAGCGAAATCAAAGAGGATGCAAGAGGATCTTGGTGCCCTCGATACAAATACTCCGCTAGAGTTGACACCGGCAACCCTCCGAGATTGGAAGGTACCAGTGTTAGCAAGATGTCCCAGTTCGGCGCAGCTTCTGCAGCCAACAGACCTCCTAATGTAGAGGAGATATAGTCCGCATGTAAGAAGGACTGCCTGAACTCACGCCGGATCAACCAATTTTCTACGAATTTAGTAAAGAGGAATATCGGTAGAGTATATCCTGAGCGATCAGTTGACGACGCCCCAGTTGCAGATACATTCGAGTACACTTGAAACATGTTGGGTACATCTGGTGTAGTTGACGGAAACATCCGTGATATGGATTTACAAGTGGTCTCTAGCACCCGTCCTTTGAACCATAGTTCTTTCCCGTAAGACGTGAATCCTGTTCCATAGGTGCATTCCTCTGCTTTCAACTCATGTCCTACTGACTCTGCAAATCTCGAGCATGCTTCTGTAACCTCTTGTGCCAATATCCGACTCCGCTGCTGGAAATCCTCCCAGGACTCGCCATCTTTCCTCAAATTCTCGACAAACAGGACTTGGTTATCTCCCTGGCCCACTAGATTGTAACGGAGACCGAACGGCCATATGGCAGCTTGGATTATACATATAGTGGCTGCTGTCCACCCCTTTTGGAAAATCCCTTCCATTCCCGTAGGATGTCCATTCCAGATCCCTGGTTGATCTGGTATAATACCCCCGGTGCGCTTAGTCAGCTTCGGAGTGAATGATGAGTGACGTAACACAACCATACACTGCTCGTAAAACTCGTGTACTACGTCGTATAGTCGGTCTGTGCCAAATATCTGGTCGAATCTCCTTCCGAGCGGATCCATAGTTCGGCGTTCAAACTTGAGATTCCACCTAGAGAAGTCCAATTCGATCATGATCGTGCACTTCCGATCTTTTCTTGTAACTCGAGTTAAATTGAGGAATTTATTGAGTAGCTCTGTTTTTGAATCCGTCATGGTCTGCTCGGGTATACTCTTAAAAATCCCGTGTGCCAGGTTGTATTCTGTAGTAACAAAGAAGAATCGCATCTCCGGGACCATCATTGAGAACGTTCTTGGCTCCAATTTCATCTCTCTCTCTTTTGGACAAACAGTTACTACCTTCCAGTCAAAAGGTATGTCTCTCTTCGATATTCGATCACAGATATCTCGGATGTTAAAATCAGGTCTCTTGAGGATCTCTTCCAGTACCCGGGTGCTTGAGGTAGCCTTGACTGGACGGAAAGGCAACCTGCCTTTCCACGAGTTGTCGATTTCTGACCGTTTATAAGATACAGCAGTGTCAGAAAGGAGGGATAGGATATCTTTGCCGTAATCGAAATCCACGTGAGCCTCGAACATTGTGTATTCCCAATCTGATGCATCGTACAATCCGAG